CTGAAAGAGCGTGGTAGGCGACCCGAGCGATAATTTGCATAGTAGTAGCCTATGCCGTTCCACTTCTTGAATTGTGCAAGATAGTAGGTGCGGCCCGAGTCTAGCACTACTTGTTCTACCTGATGGTTGCTGTCAACAAAGTGTACGAGCGTATGCATGTAAATTCCCTTCTTAGCTAGTTAACTGCGCCAAATTAGCACACTGCCACGAGCGAGACTCTCAAGCCCGCTCGCGGTATCTGCCAACTTAGTCAAGAATTGCTTCCCAGTCAATTGTGCGTGCAGTGTGCTCTAGGTCGTCGTCTTCACTCAGATAGGTGAAGCTGCCCGTATACTGCACATCACTAACCTCATGACGTGGGTCACTCTCTAATCGCTCTTTGAACGCCTCCCCAGCCTGTCTCGTGGGAAACAAGAACGTAACACAATTCACCGTGACCTGAAACATATAAACTCCTTTGTCTTAGCTATAACCTGTAACCCAGCCACAATAGCCGGGTTACACGCAATAACTAGCATGGACGCATGTTACTTCGGGGTGCTACTCCCTACTTGTACGCCACATCAGCGCGAGCTAACACTCTCTATACGTTCATGCTTGTTCGTGCCCATCTAATCGGCGGGACAATTCCGAGCGCATCTATTCAGCGTGCTACTCTGTACAATCCGCGCTCTCAACCGTTTCATCCCTTGCTCTTCCTTCGCAGAATTCAACTGACACCTGGTCACAAGCGATTTATGGGTACTTGCCATTGAGAGGCGTTCTATTCGGTTGTTAAAGCTGGGACTGAGCGGTGGTTTCGTTCAGCAGTCCCTTGAGCTTTTCGGGCTCATTCCAATTATGCACTATTTTTCGATGCAATTCAAGTAGACATTAGTACTAATTTCCTATGCTTCCAGGGTCCTGTTTGCATAGCCAATAAGTCCTGGTTTGATGTGTAAGCCCCCTTCAGCCCTCAATCCGTATAAGCTCATCCATACCATAGTACTTGCACACCCATAAGTACCAGCTACGACTAGAATTATAGAATTGCCAAAATCGCCGGAGCCCGCTGCCCTGCCCGATCTACACGAGTATTGAGCTTGGATAGTGAGGCATGGCTGTGAGCATACCTTATTCGTGGGGATATATGCTAATGGCATACCTCCTCGTGTGCGTGCCTGCGCGTGTACAAGGCCCATCATATGTTGTTAGGTAGGGTTGGGTGGGATAGAGAGTGCATGCGTGTATGTATACGTGTGCGTGTATGTGTGTGTGTGTTCCGAGCGGCAGTGAGAAGAGAGAGAGGCCCCGTTCAATATGTGGGGAGGCTAGGGGAAGGGGATACACTGGCTAGCCCTACCCGCTGCTATGCTCGTACCTTGCTGGGCATATTGAGCGGTTTGTCCCAGCACTCTCTCAACCAGGAAGTAAGGCATACAGGTACAAGCTCATGCATACGTGTATTGCGCGTATAAAGAGCGGCTGGGAGTAGTGTGTCACTCACAGCGCATCATACCAGTGTGTCACCCACATTCCCATCACTGCGTCCAATAACCTCATCCATACCAGCCAGCTCCATATGCCCATCCGCGCGCTGGTCTCACATCACCGCTTGCTTGCCATGAACGCTGGGTGCAGGCTGTGGTAAGCAAGCAGACGGCATGCGGGAGCTCCGGAGGCTGGCCCACTGGGAAAGGACGGTACTTCGCTCTCAAAATACCACATATCCTGGACCAGCACCGGAGCAGGCAGGACAGCACTCTCCCCCGTAGCATCCCCACCCCACATATTAAGCGGGGCCTCCTTTCTCCGGGGTTTCAGGGGGATAAAGGGTGGGTTTCTGCGAATTAAAATAAAGTTCTAGAAATGGTATAATGTATGTGTAGATTGAGTTAGGCTTCTTTTGTGGGTGCTGAACTCTCTACGAACCCTCTCTCCGGCTGGCGTGCGGGAAGCCCCCAACCCACGCCAGATATTTCTCCCTGTGATGAGTAGGTAATTCCTGCCGTGAAGACCCGGGGAGATCGTGGACATGTGGCTGCATCACGTTAAAAAGTCCAGCCATCTGCCCCTGCCCGTATAGGCTACGACATATCGGAAACGAAAGGGTCGGAACAGTGGTCACTCGCTGTAGGGGCGCTATTTCTGGTGAGTAAGCACATGGGAAGCATACCGATTAATAAAAGGAGAAGAGGATGATCGACGACGCAGAATTAGACCGCCGTTTCAAGTTCCACAAGTCAACCGAAGAGCAGCTACAGAGGCATGAGATGGTGCGGAACCTTGCACTGTCCTATGCCCGTAATCTCATCCAGCTTTGCCCACAATCACGCGAACTGTCCTTGGCGCTGACTCACCTGGAAGACGCTGTTATGTGTGCTAATGCAGCTATTGCAAGAAACTGAGGATGGGATATGGCATTAGGCGATATCATTTTCTATGACAAGACGAAGGACGGAAACCTCATCAATTGGGCAATCTCCGCATGGACCCATTCCAGGTTCAGCCACACCGCGATTGACATTGGTGGCGGTAAGCAGGCAGAGTCCGGGGCTAATGGGGTTATCATGCGAAATCTGGACCTCAAGGACGCCACGGTTTGGTCCTACGCGAAGAACGTGAAGGACATTGACCCAAAGGACATGGCTGGTGCGGTGGCCTGGGTGAAGGAGATGGTAAGACAGCACGCGGATTATGGGTATGTGGACTTTTTCACGAATGTAAACCCCCTTGTTAAGCTCGTCTACCTCACACACCCAGGGACCTATGACTGCTCTGCCTTTTGTACGGAGTTCTTAGCGAAGGCCGGGGGCGTGGACCTCTGTGGCCTGGACCTGGATGTTCACCTCGTCACCCCGGCCTCACTGAGTAAGTGCCTGGGAGTCAAATAAAGAAATCGGCCCGAACCTTTAATAAGGAACTGGCTTAATAAAGGAAAGAGATAATGGGAGTGCAGTTACCGGGGCCAGATGATGCTTCGGTTGAGGCTGGGTTTGACGCAACTGGTGAGGATATGCACTGGCAGGCGCCACGAGGCAACGATATCCCGGGCGTGCATATGGGTCATGGAAGTGCAGAGTCCGAGGCTGGCTGGCTAGATGGTTCGGATACGCGCGGGCTGACCTCACCTGAGCCAATACCGTCCGGGAATAATATGGGTTCCTTCTCTGATGCAGGAAGCAATACGGGAGACCTATCTGCCTCTGCCGGGTTCCACAGGATAGACAGCTTCGAGGGCATGTACAGCGATCAGGGCGGCATTCCTATGGGTGGTAATCCAAGTGCTATGGGAGAAGGACCGTCAATGGCTGGCCTACCTGTCGGAGCAGTATCCAACCAGGGCTATCCTAATGGTGGCTCACAGCAGGGCGGGATTGACTCTATGGAGGGCCTGGAGTTCTATGGTGGTGCGGCTCCGCAAGGCTTACAGGACTCGTACAATAGCGGGCCTGGAGTGATGGGAAACGGAGCAGAGCCGGGTGGGGATGACCAGGCGGCGGTCGGCAGGTAAATTCAACCCCAAAGACCATGCATTTGATGACCCCGTAACCTTCATCACGGCGTTCCTCACCTGGCCTGACGGAACCCCAATCCAGCCACACGAAGCCCAAATAGAGATTATCCGTGCATTCATGAGCGGGGTGTTTGACCTCGTGATTGCGGCTGGGAGGCAGTTCGGGAAGTCCGTTGCGCTTGCCTGGCTTGTTGTCTGGTATATTCTTCACTTCGCTAATAGGCATGTCTACATCGTCGCACCCTCTCTGGATCAGGCCCGCATAATATACGACGAAATAGCAAGACACTTCTCCGGGCCGCTACGGGTCATGCTGAAATCCAAGCCCGTAGACTTCCCCTTCCCCCATCTTCAACTGCTCAATGGCTCTCATGTACATGGACGGGGGGCAAACTCTCCTAAGTATCTTCGTGGCAAGCTCGTACACCTCCTGATCGAGGATGAGTCGGCTTACTTCAAGGAGGGGATACATGGTCGAGAGATTGAGCCGATGTTCAACGTCACAAGCACCCAGGAGCACACCGGGATCATCCGCATATCCACCCCATTTGGTGAAGGAGACTTCCAGGACGGATACGTGGCTGCTCAGAAGGACACATCCGGGAAGTCAAAGGCACTCCACTTCACGGCTCTTGACAACCCATACGCAGATAAAGGGCGTCTGGCTGCAATTAGAGAACGCTACGGTGAGGACAGTCTTCTCTGGCGTACAGAATACATGGCTGAGTTTGCCGACAGCGACCTCGCGGTGTTCTCTTCGCAAGACATCAAGTGGGCCTATGAGAACTACCCGTACCAGTCGAAGGAAGGCCGAATAGAGTACCCGGTTGCGGTACAGAGGGGGCATCGGTATGTGCAAGGAACTGACCTGGCGAACATACGCGACTACTTCGTTGCGACGGTCCTGGACACGACTGATCCACGGCTTGCAGTACAGGTTCGACACGACAGACTTCAGAAGCGGGGTTATGCCACTTATAAGGCAGTTACCAGGGCTAATTATCAGGCTTATAATTCGGCCCGGACCATGGTTGATGCTACGTCGTTGGGAGAGTCTGTTGTTGAGGACCTTGAGGACATATCGGCTGAGGGATACAAGTTCGGGGGCAACGAGGCGAAATACGACATAGTTCACGGCCTGGTACGAATGTTCAATGAGCACCGCATCGCCATCCCACTGATCCGAGAGTTGGTGGATGAGCTTAAACACTTCCAGTACAAGCTCACCCCGGCCAAGGTCCTGAAGATGGAAGCCAAGTCCGGGCATGACGACTACGTGATGAGCCTCTCGTTATCCGGCAAATTAGCCTCCAGACCCGACTTCACAGGCTTTTTCCTCGGCGGAATTAAGAATTTCGACCCGATTGCACCCAAAAACGCGAAAAATGCCCAAATTCCCGATAATTACGATCCTTTTGCCAATCTAGACGCATAAAAGGCCCAATTCATGCCAACCAGCACCATAGAGCAGTAAATATATGGCTAATCTCATTACCAAGGCACTCAGAACGCTCGCTTCCTCTGCTGTAAGGCCGAGAAGGGAGTCTACTGCTGCTCGTGGGACGGTAAGTGGCTTTGCTCTCGGGGTTTCTCCGCTATGGGGCCAGCCATACCCTGAGCAGGTGGCACAGGATGCGACAGGCTTAATCTCCAGGCCGCGCATGAGGGAGGTTGTACTTCGCACTCCGACCGCCGCTGCCTCAGTGAATGCCATCCTGGACTTCGCCGGTGGGGTCAAGATAGATGTCAGGAATGTGGATGCCTCCAAGCCCGTACCCAAGAACCAGGCCAATGCAGTCAGACGCATACTCCAGAGACCGAATGACGACCAGACGCGCAGGCAATTCATCCTTACTTTGATGCGTGATATCGTGACCTTCGGGTACGGTGCGGTGGAGGTAGCCAGGGACAGGGACGGGACCGTAAATATGTGGGTAATGGACTCCGCGCGCCTGCGTATTGACTTCGATGAGCATGGGTATATCCGTGGGTACGACATGCTGGACGCCAGGGGCACGCCGATCATCGAGAACCACTCTGGTAGGTCCATGTATGAGTTCCCATCTGGCATGAGTATGGGCGTGCCTTCTGCTGCCTCTGTGCCTAGCTACGGAGCCTCCGCGATAGATGCGA